GAAAACCATCCGGCTGAACAAGCTCGGCGTTTTGGTGCCCGTAACGGAAGAGCTTGTCGAAGACGCCCCCAGCCTGGACGGCTACCTTCGCCGCGTTGCTCCAGGTAAAATCCATGCCCGGTTGAACACGGCAATCATCGACGGTTCCGGCGCTGGCCAGCCTCTGGGTCTGTTGAACAGTGACTCATTGGTCAGCGTGGCCAAGGAAAGCGCCCAGAGCGCGGACACCGTGGTCTACCAGAACATCGTCAATATGTTCAGCCGCATGTACGCCCCCTGTGTGCCCAACGCCGTCTGGCTGATCAACCAGGACATCCTGCCGCAGCTGCTGCAGATGGAATTCCCGAGCGCCAACAACGGCACCTTTCCGGCATGGATGCCCCCGGGCATGCTGGCCAGCGCCCCCAACGGCGCCATCATGGGCCGCCCGATCGTGCCGGTGCAGGGCTGCAACACCCTGGGCGACAAGGGCGACATCATCTTCGCGGACCTCACCAAGTACCTGACGGTGATCAAGTCCGGCGGCGTGCGGGCGGACGTCAGCATGCACCTCTATTTCGACTACGACATGCTGGCCTACCGCTTCGTGATGCGCCTGACCGGCCAGCCCTGGTGGCGGACCTACATCTCGCCGGCCAGCGGATCGAGCAACTACCTGTCCTGCTTTGTGACCCTGGACGAACGGGCCTAAGCGGGCACGCCTTCAATAAAATGCCCCGGTGAAAATCCGGGGCTTATCCTCACAAAGGAGAAAGCGCCATGAATTGCGGATTAAACCCACGCTATATCGGACTGACCTCGCCGGTTGACACGACTTCCAGCACGGTCAACAGCGACGTCATCAACGCCGGCAAATGCGCCTGGGTAGACTTTCTGGTCTACCTCGGCACCATCACGGGCGACACGGTGGTGGTCACCGTGGAAGAGTGCGACGACACGACCCCCACCAACCATACCGCCATCGCCTTCAAGTACCGCAAGGGGGCGGCGGTAGGTACGGACACGGACGGCGCCATCACGGCAGCGACGTCCGCGGGCGTTACCATGACGGCCTCGGACGACGACAAGGTGCTGACCATCTCGGTGGACCCGGACGCCCTGACCGACGGCTACAACTATCTGCGGGTGGTGGCGGACCCGGGCGGCAGCGCATCGGCGGTGGAGATCGCCATCATCGCGGTGGTGGGCCCCAAATACGCCAGCGAAACCAACCTGAGCATCGTCACCTAACGCAGGCCAACGCAAGCCAACCCTGGCGGGTGTTGCTACCCGCCGGGGTTTTACGGAGACCCCCATGATCAGCGAAAAGATTAAATTCCTAAAGGACCGCGAGGTGGAAGCGCAGGGCGAGGTCATCGCCTCGTTCAAGGCCGGCCAGGTCTACGAAATGCCCGTGCCGAGCGCGCGGCGCTGGATCCGGCGCGGTGTGGCCGAAGTCTACGCCGCCGACGCCCCGGCCAAGCCGAAAAAAACAACCAAGCCCAAAAAGACCCGCAAGGCGAAAAGCGCCAAAACGCTGGACGCCGCGGAAGAAAAACAGATGACCGATTACGCTTTGCCCGCGGGCCGCATCGACCGGCCGGGCGTGCTCAAAAGCGAAGATGGAGACGACCCCGCGGCATGACACTGAGACCCTGGCATATCCCGCCGGAATGGGCGGGCGAGACCGCGGTGATCATCGCCGGCGGGCCGTCGCTGTCCATGGTGCAGATCGAAATAGCGACCGAGGCCGGCTGCCGCCTGATCGGGATCAACGACGCCTGGCGCCTGGCGCCCTGGATGGACCTGCACTACGCCTGCGACCTCAAGTGGTGGAACTGGCACCACGCGGCCTGCCGGGCGGCGCTGGAATGCCGCAGTGTGACCCAGAGCAAGGACGCCGCTGTTGCCTATCCGGACCTGACCTACGTGGTGGGCCTGCCGGAGCCGGGGCTGTCAACGGACCCCACCACGATCCACACGGGGAAAAACTCCGGCTACCAGGCCATCAACCTGGCCGTCCATCTGGGTGTCACGCGCATTCTGCTGATCGGTTACGACATGCAGATCGCCGCCGACGGGGCCAGTCACTGGTTCGGCGACCACCCGGACAAGGTGCGCAGCTGGTACACGTCGTGGTTTCCGTGCTTTGCCACCCTGCCGCCGGACCTGGAGCGGCTGGGCGTCGAGGTGATCAACTGCACGCCGGGCAGCGCGCTGCCGACGTTTCCGATGGCGCGGCTGGAGGACGTCCTATGAACGCCCCGATCGGCCAAAACCTGAAAGAATTCGACCGGCTGATCGCGCTGGCCGTGCGCGAAAAGACCGCCCGCTACCTGGAAATCGGCTGCCGTTTCGGTGGGGCCTTCGACCGCATGGTGCGGTCCCTGCCAAAGGACGGCCGCTACGTGGCCCTGGACCTGCCCATGGGCAAGTGGGGCAAGAAGAGCCGCCCCACCCTGGAGCGGGTGGTGGCCAACCTGAAACGGGACGGATGGACCGACACCCGGGCCATTTTCGGCGACAGCCACGACCCGCACATCCTGCGCGCCGTGACACGGCTGTCGCCCTTCGATCTGATTTTTATCGACGCGGATCACTCCTATGACGCGGTGTGCCAGGACTGGTTCGACTATGGACCGCTGGGCCGCCTGGTGGCCTTTCACGACATCAACGGCGCCGGCCAGCGGGATCATTCCGTGACCTACACGGTGGAAGTGCCAAAGCTGTGGGAAGCCATCAAGGACCACCACCGGCACGCGGAATTCATCGATCCGGCCGACCGCTACGGGATCGGAGTCTTATGGACCTGACAATCGCCATTTATGGTGGCCAGGACGACCGCCGCTTGAGTGTGTTTCCCTGGCTGGACGCCTTTGCCAAGGGGCTGGAGCGCCACGGGATCACCCCGATCCGGCAACCCCGATATAAAAAGCCGCCCGAGGCGGACCTGGTGGTGTTTTGGAGCCACAAAATCCGCAACGTGATCCACCACCAAACGGAACGGGGCCTGGCCTACCTGGTGCTGGAGCACGGCTATTTCGGCGACCGGGTCAACGTTTTTGCATCGGCGCGCTTTAACGGCCTGAACGGGAACGCCGAAAACATCCTGGCCATGGAGGACGCCCCGTCCGACCGCTGGGAAAAACACGGGGGGGATGTCGCCCCCTGGAAGACCGACGGCGACTACGTGCTGCTGCTGGGCCAGGTGGACGGCGACGCCTCGCTGACCCAGACCGGCTTTAAAAAAAGCTGGTACGAGGAGGCGGCCCTGCAGGCCGCTTGGATAACGGGCCTGCCGGTCATGTTCCGCCCGCACCCCAAAAGCCGGCAGTATGTCGGGGTGAACGGCACGCAGCTATCGACCGGAACCCTGCAGGAGGCCCTCGCCGGCGCGGCCCTGGCCGTTACCTGGAACAGCACGGCCGGGGTGGACGCGGCCCTGGCCGGCGTACCGGTGGCGGCCTGCGACAGCGGGTCCATGGCCTGGCCGGTGGCCTCCCATCTGCCCGGGGCCCCCATCATCAGGCCGCCCCGGCGCGCCTGGCTGAACCACATGGCATACTGCCAGTGGACATTGGAAGAATACGCCCGCGGCGATGCCTGGGAGCATTTAAAGGTGAAATATGAAACTAACGCTCGTCACGCCGCCTAGCGCGGAACCCGTCACCCTGCCGGAGGCCCGCCTGCAGCTGCGGCTGTACGCCACGGGATCCCTGGAAAACATCGCCGAGGACGCCTACATCGCCGGGCTGATCACGGCGGCCCGGGACTACGTGGAAAATGTGACGGGGCGCGCCCTGGTGACCCAGACCTGGGACGTCTTTTTTGACCGCTGGCCGTGGGGCGACGCCATCACGCTGCCCAAGGCGCCGCTGCAGAGCGTCACCAGCCTGACCTATTATGACACGGACCGCACGGCGGCCACCCTGACCGAGGGCACAGAGTTCACGGTGGACACGGACAGCGCCCCGGGGCGGATCGTGCTGGAGAATGGCGAGATCTGGCCCACCACCCAGCTGCACCCCAACAACCCGATCAAGATCCGTTTCGTGGCGGGCTACCTGGACACCTCCAGCCCGCCGGACACGGTGGCCGGCGTGCCGGCGAACATCAAGCACGCCATCAAGCTGCTGGTCACCCACTGGTACGGCCAGCGCACGCCCACGGGGGATGTGGTGGCCAGCATTCCGTGGGGGGTGGACGCCCTGCTGGCGCCTTACCGGATGTGGAGGTACTGATCCATGCGGATCGACCCCGGCAAAATGGATCGCTTGATCACGATCCAGCAGGAGACGGCCGACAGTCCGCCGCAGGACGCCACGGGGGAACCATCGGCCAGCTGGACGACCTACGCCCAGCACTGGGCCCAGAAGTTCGACGTGGGCGGCAAGGAACGCTGGCTGCCGTCCGGGCGCCAGGCCGAGGTCAACACGGTGTTTCGGATTTACTACGACAGCGGGGTGACGCATGCCATGCGCATCAGTCTGGACAGCGTGACCTACGACATCCAGTACATCAACGAGATCGGGCGGCGCGAGGGGCTGGAGATCCGGGCCACGGCCCGACGGGATTAAAAAAAAGCGTGCGCTACGCGCATAGCGCGGGCCCCACTACCGGCAGGACGGATTTTATGCGCGTAGCAGCGCCTTTATCTACGAGGAAATCAGCATGAGCGGCATCAGCGGCGCCAGAGAACTGGAAAAAGTCCTGCGGAAACTCCCGCGCCGGGTGGGCCAGGACGTGCTGTCGCGCTCCCTGCGGGTGGGGGCCAACGTGATCCGCAAGGAGGCCCGCCTGCAGGCCCCCATGGCCGATGCCGTCCACCTGGGAAACCAGCACCAGGTACGCAAAAAACAGCGCTACGGTCACCTGCGGGAAAACATCAAGGTGACGGCCACCAAGCACAAAAGCGGGGCGGCCCAGATGACCGTCCACAACGGGCGGGCCTACTGGGGCATGTTTCTGGAGTTCGGCACCCGCTACCTGGCCGCGCGCCC